ATATTATAATAGTGCAAGTGGTAGAATTGCAATTGGTAGACAGTTAACTGAAACTGTTGATGCTATCGAAACTGCAAGAGATATTGTAGAACAAATTTTACAAAACAGACGTTTCCAGCAAGGGTCTGTATCTAGTATTTCACAGAGTGCTATTTGTACAGTAACAACTGTTGTTAATCACGGATTTGTAGATAAAAATATTGTTTATATAGAAAACGTATCAGGAATGACACAGATTAACGATGCGTTTTATTATATTAAAGTTACAGGTCCTAGAACCTTTGAATTGTTTACTGACGAAGATTTAGAAATACCAGTAAACAGTGTAGGCTTTGATCAGTATTCGGGTCAAGGTAGTTTTGGTCTAGTTTATCAAACAGACAATAAGCAATTTATTGATGCAGGCGATGATGCAGAAGCAGTAGCACGTCAAGCAGTAGTTGACAAATTTAATCTTGTTGTTAATATTATTACAAATGGTATTGATGCTGGTGCATCTACAGCATTTGGTAAAACATATCGTGTTATTGTAAACAACGGTGGACTTGTTGCTACTGACCAAGGTAATATTGATAATAGAGATGTATTGCCAGGTAAAGTACTTGTTGGTAAAATTTCAGGTGCGCAAGGTCGTGTTGTAACATACAATCAAAACGATGCAAACTTTAACGGTAATGACAATGTTGAAGTACATCTATTAAAGCCAATTGACTTTATCGAAGGTGAAGATCTTGAATACGGTAACTTTGTTAACACAGAACAAGTAACAATCTTTATTGAGTCAGGTCAGTATACTGAAGATTATCCAATTAAAGTTGCTGCCAACGTTTCACTAAAAGGTGATGAATTTAGACGAGTAATTGTACGTCCTAAGAGACGTGTTTCACAATCACCATGGGCAGGAACTTACACTTATCGTGACAAAGAATTTGATGGATTAGAAACATCAACAGGCGGCGCCAGATTTTATAATCAAACAGGTGAGTGGCAAGGTTACTTTGGATATCATTATCTAACTAATCCTGAGAAGGTTGTTAATACTGGTGTACCTGTAAATAACGTAGGTGAATTTACAACAGCCGCAAATATAATTACAGAAAACAGAGAGTTTATCCAGAACGAAGTAATCGAATATATCAATCAAAATACACAAGATTTGTTATACGATAAAAACCAGTTCGGCGAAGACATGTTAGCTATACTATCAGGTATAGGATATGACATTGTCTTAGATAGTACATTTAACGCTAGACGACTAGGCCTAAAGTTTCAAAGAGAAAAAAGCATTTATCGAGATCAACAGTTAAAAGATATATGGGTAGTAGCACTAACAGAAGCTAAAAGACTAGTAGCAGGACTTCCGGCAGTATCTAGTTCAAGTGATGCAACCTCAAGAGCAAACGCTGCATTTGATACTATTATTACTATTATCGAAGATGGAACTCTTGACACTGATAATGCAACACTAATACCAGTATATAATACTGTAAACACTACAGATCCAAATGAAGAAGCAGCTAAAAATAAAATTCTAGACAACATAGAATTTATTGCTGCTGAAGCATTAACATATCTAACAACTAACTATCCAAGAAAGTTCTTTAACGAAGACATTCGTTTACGTGATGCACGTAACATGTCATACGCTCTTGCATATGACATTATGTACGGTGGTAATAGTGCAACAGTAGATTTTGTAAAAGATTACTTTATTGGTGACGAACTTCGTTTAGAAATTGTTTCTAGAGAACCAACACTAGAAATGATTACTCATATTAAAACTGTTATAACTTCTGTTGTTAGAAATATTGCTGTTATTCCTACTACAGGAAATGCTATTGCACAAGACATTTCAGGCACACCTGCAACAGCAACAGAAGCAACTACAATAGGATTGTATATTGATATTATATTTGATCAAATTAATAACAATAACTTGTTGAACATTCCAAGTACAACATTCCCTAGTTTGGTCGGTTTGAACAGTGCTTTAATAGATGCTAAAACAGGAATCGATGGCGGAGCAACTTCAATTAGAGATGCTTCGATAACAGTAGTTGATGCAAGTCCTGAAGCAGTATTCACATACAACCAACTCAAATGTAAAAGAGATGTTGGATTAATTGTAGATGCTCTAGCAAAAGACTTAGAAATAGGTGGCGACGAATACTCATTAGAAGTACAAGGCGAATACTTTGATAGTTATATTTTAAAATATAACAACGGAGGCTTTGGCGGACAAGAAAACGTTACTAAAAATGCTATAGAATTTACAGGAATTGTAATTGCAAGATTATTCCAAGGTAACTACAATCCAAATGACATTTGGCAGAATCCAAATGATAGTTCTTATGTTGAACCTGACTTTAAATTTGGTACAGCAGAACTTGGCACAAATATTATTGTTAATAATTTAATTGATAGAATGGTATTTGCGTTTGATAGACGTTACAATCCACCAAAACGCAACGACGAGATGGATGTGTTCTTGATGAACGATGCAAGTATCTTGCGTAACATGACTGTACAAGGACACGGCGGATTCCTTTGTGTTCTTGACCCAGCAGGACAAATCCTAACTAAATCACCTTATGTACAAACAGGTTCATCATTTAGTAAAAGTATTAACGAAAAAATATTTGCTGGTGGTATGTTTGTTGACGCTTATGTTGGTAACTTACCTGCAACTATTCCTACAACAATCGATGTTGGTAATGGGGTTGAAAGCGGCAAGATTAATAACTTTACATTGTGGATTCGTTCTGAAGAAGGTCAAGGCCTGTTTATTAGACCACCAGAACTACCATGTCCATTCTACTTAGAAGGTAGACGTTTCCAAGTTAACGCTATATCAGATTATGACCAAGGCAACGGTTGGTGTAAGATTTATCTAGATACTACATCAAATGACGGAAATGGTTTTGACGAAACATTGTTCGAAGAACGCCCAGGAGATATTTATAGAGACATCTTCCTACAAACAGCTGGTAACCGTTCAATGCTTGGTAACGACTTTACACAGATCAACGACTTAGGTTATGCTCTTGTTACTACAAACGGTGCGTTCTCTGAGATGGTATCTATGTTTACATACTACTGTCATGCAGCATACTATGCAGCAAACGGTTCAGAAATTAGATCACTAAACGGTTCTAACGGTTATGGTAACTTCGGTCTTGTTGCTGAAGGCGCTGACCCTAACGAGATTCCTGATCAAGTTACATACGCAGGCGACATGACATTTGCTGCAAGAACTGTTAGATGGTTTGAAGAAGGTGACTTTTTAAACATAACAAACTCTAACAGTATACATGTAACTGATTTAAAACGCTTACCAGAGCCCAATTCAGTACTTACAATCAACCATCCTGGTGCAGCAGGCACATTACAGTATGGTATTAGTGTAATCTCTGACTACGGTGACGGTACTAATGCTGGTGATAAAGTTGTAACAGGTGTTCATACTGTAACTGGCATCGGAGCAGCTGATGCAAGCAGAGCACAAGGAACTTACACAGCAGTATCAGCCGACGGCGATTTAAAAGGTGCAACATTTACTGTTACAGTTGACGGCTCAGGTGCTGCAACAATTACTGTAGTTGCATGTGGTGAAGGATATACAGACGGTGATTCATTAACCATTCTTGATTCAGATCTAGGAGGCGGCGGCGCTGCTGACTTAGTGTTTACTGTAGATAAAGTATATGGTTCAGATGGAACTAGTGTAATACCAACTGGTAGATATTCTAACAAAATTTATAAACTACAAATTACAGGAACTCCAGAAGGTACAAACGGAGACTTCTTTAGCCAAGTACAAGAAGATATTGCAAACGGCTTAGTAGCAGAATATAGACATAGCGAAACACACAGATTTGATAATATTAGAAGTCAAAATAGACTTGTAACTCGTCCAAGTACTGCTATTAACTTTGACGAAAGTGATGAAATTACATATCGTTCTATTGCGTTTAGTGCATTTGACAGTGCAGGCGAAGGCTTAGCAGATGATCAAATTACTGTTACATTTGAAGTAGAATACGATCATGTAGAATTAGCTGTTGATTCAAACAACATTGGTGGCGGCAAAGGTGGAGCAGAAGGTGATTTAACGATTGCTGTTAATCCGGCTGCAGAAGGCTTTGTATTAGATGACAACGAAATTACTCGTTTACAAACAGATATCAACGGTAATCTTCCACCTGCAACACTTCAAAATTTAAATGCAAGTTCTTTAGTACAACGCAACATTAACTATGTACAAGAAGAGACACTAGCATTTGTTGACGCAAATACTCCTCCAGCAGGAATGGATAGAGACAAGTGCTTTAGAGATGTTGGTTATATTGTAAGTGCAATTGATCACGATATTCGTCATGGTGGTAATGCTAAGACTGTTGAAGCAGCATTATCATACTGGGATGGTGCAACAAGCCAAGTAGCAGGTCAAGAAACTGAAACTATTGCAGCAATTAATAAAGCGAAAGAAATTGTTACACTATTCATTTTAACGCAAACAGCATGGCCTACAATTAATACTAACGGAGCAACACAAGATCTAACAGGAGATGCAGCCGAAGGCGGTGCAGCTACACTAGTTGGTTCGTTAATGGACATTGTAACTGATGTTATTGCAAATGGTCCTAGTGCAGCACCAGATAAAAATGGTTATGAAGGCGGTATGCTATTCACCTGGGCAGGAAGAACACACCAGATTACTAGATTTACTCAAAGTCCAGCAGTTGAAAGATCAAATGCTGGTTTTGCAGAGATACTAGATATTTTAGAAAATGGTCAAGCAAGTACAGATCTAGCAGCAGATGATTTAGTGTTCCCAGCACCAACAGGTGGAGCAGCAGGACCAGTTAATGCTAAAGATCAATTGATTGCTAACAAAGCATTTTTACAAGCTGAAGTATTAGAGTTTATTAAAATTAATCACATAGATGTGTTCAACTCAATGAACAAAGGTTATTGTTCACGTGATGTTGGATATATTACAGATGCACTTTGCTATGACGTACTATACGGAGGCAATAGTGCTACAATAACAAACGCACGAGCATACTATGTAGGTACAACAGGACAATTAGGCACAGGTCAAGATGCAGCAACTATTGCAGCATATAACTACCTAGCAAATATTGCATCAGATGTTGTACAAGGTATTTCAGTAAGTGCATTACAAACTGCGGTAACTCAAGATACTACAGGTCCAGGATCAACTGCTACTGAAGGAACAGTAGTAGATGGATTAGTACAAATTATTGAAGATGTTATTACAGCTGGTGACTTAGATAATATTCCGGCAACAATACTTCCAAGTACTGCTTGGGTTGAATCTAAGTTTGAGACAGCTAGAGCTACATTACTTTCTCAAAGAGGTAACATTCAAAGTGCTACTATTGGATTCATCAATACTGAATTCCCAGAACTTGTATATGATGATGACAAATGTGAACGTGATGTTGGATTAATGGTTGATGCCGTTGCATATGATGTTGCAATAGGAACAAATTATAATTCAGTAACAGCAGGTCTTTCATACCAGAGAGGTAATGCGTATGTAGTTAGAAGTAACCAACAACGTCAGACTATTAGAGCTATTCAATTTGTTAAAGATCAAGCAGCTCAGGCTATTGCATCTACATCAACAGATCCTGCAACACTTACAATTTATGGAACACCAAGAACTGATCTTACAGATGGTGCTTCACAAGGTCTTGCAGCTGGATTCACTAATGATAAAATATTACGTGCAGGTCTTCCAGATCAACAAACAGCAGAAATTACAATTAGTATTTCACTATGTCGTGCAACTGGTCATGACTTTACACAAATTGGTACAGGATCGTTTAACGATTCAAACTATCCAAATGTTATTTTAGGTGATCCAGAAAATACACTTGCACCGTTCTATACAGATTCACCAAATGCTACAAGCGCACAAGTTTGGGAAAAACGTAAAGGGCGTGTGTTCTGGATGTCAACTGACCAATACGGCTTCTTCCGTGTAGGTAAGTTCTTTGAAGTTGACCAAGGTCAAGGTAGTATTAAATTCTCAGGTGAGATTGGTATTACAGGTGCTAATGCATTAGGCTTCAAAAAAGGTGTTACAATTGATGAGTTTTCAATCGATGACACAATGGCTGACGAATCAGATACTGCGGTACCAGTTGAAAAGGCGATTGTATCTTATGTAAACAAACGTTTAGGTAGAGATAAAAACGACAATGGCGTTTCTGGACAAATTGGTCCAGGCTTCCTTCCACTTAGTGGTACACCTGAAATGACAGGTGATCTACAGATGGGTGCAAACAAGATAACAAATGTTCAAAACCCACAAAGCGGATCAGATGCAGCAACTAAAGAGTATGTTGATACTAAAATTACTGAATTCGATAGTTTTGAATCTGTAAGAAACACAGAAACAAACAGAGTTGAAGGTGCAGATTTAGTTGTATTCACTGGATTAAGCAAAGTGTTTACTACTGTTCCTTCAGACAGTAGTGGTAGTGATACTTTTGAAGTTGGCGATAATATTGAAGATGTTTCAGGCAACAAGACTGCAACAGTCGTAGACGTATTTACAACAACTGATTTGATTATCGGTGAAAACGAACCCGGAAATAACATTGCAGTAATTACATATGAACTTACAAATGGAAGTGCTGACTTTAACCAAGCAGAGGATATACAAGGCACAACTACTAAGAGTACTGTTAGTGCAAACATTATCCGTGGACCGTTTGATGAAGTTGGTCATGCAAGAGAAGCTACTGGAAGTGTAATTAATGTTTCACTTACACGTACTCCAGGTGTGAGAGCTGATTCACTTACAGATCCAATTGCTGAAATTAATTTCCAAATTGAAAATGATTCAATTATTGATGCAGATATTAATTCAGCTGCAAGTATTGCACAGAGCAAATTGTTAATGGAGAGAGCAAAACCTCTAAACAACAGCGCAGGATTGTATGGAACGGGCGATGATGTTGGACAAGGATCAAGAGGTCTTGCAGTATTTGACTCTGATCAGTTTGCACACGAAGTACAACTTACTTTAACTAATCCGTTAACTGCTAATGCAGGCGATGTACTTTATCAAAATACAAATAAAGGTACTGTTGTTAATACTATTGTAAACAACACACTGGTTGTTATTAGAACATCTGATAACTTTGTTGTTGATTCTACAGAGATTGGCATAGCAGAAATTATTGGCGGTGTTGAACGTGTTGCACAAACACAGACAGGTGTTACAATTTCAGATGTTGATGCAAGTGGATACATTGCAATTAAAGATAGAGCAATAACACTAGATAAGATTGAAACTGTTCCAACAGATCATGTATTAGGACGCTCAACAGACGGTACAGGTATTGTAGAAGAAGTTTCATTTGAAACTGTAGTTGACCAAGGCTTTGGATTATTAGATGCAGACTTTGAAGATGCAGAAATAACAGAACTTACCGGTACTATACTAACATTTGCAAGTCCTATAAGTGTAGCAAACGGCGAAACAATAAGCCAAGCTGCAACAGGCGCAAGTGGTACTGTACAAGGAAGAATTGAGAGTGAAGATAGTGTAAGACTTGTAAACATTACAGGAACTTTCAATGCATCAGCAGTAATAGCAAGTTTAAGTGGATCACTAGGTGCTCCGGTAGCAGTTTCCGCAGGTAACAACTTAGTTGGTGCGGCTCTAATTAAACAAGCTGAAGGCGTATATGGTACTACAGCAGTAAGTATTGGTTCTGCTAACAATAGTATGGCTAGAAGAACAAGTAACGGTAGTTTACAAGCAACTAGTTACATTATTGGCGGTACTTCAACTAACGTAGTTCTTGCAGAAGCAGGTGGTACAATAACAATGACTACACCAGCTGGCGGGAAAATTCTTGAATCAAACGGCGGTAATGCTTCTAGTGCTCCAAGAGTTGATATGCCAGGCGCAGTTAATATTGGTGCTGCTGGTGCAACAGATGAAGGTAATGCACAAGGGAACGTATCTGCACTAACAGGTGATGGATATGTTGCTGCTCCTTGGACATACACAAACTTTATCGAAGCATTAGACACTAAAGAAACTAACAATACCACAGGTTTCTCCCTAGGTGCTCCAAGTGCTTATACTAGTTCAGCATTAGGTACTATTGTTGCAGTAAGTAACAATACTGAAGCATTAACAATTAATAATGCCGTAGTTAATTCTAAAGTTAGCTTTACTGTAGCACAATCAAAATTTACTGTAGATGCTACAACTGGTAATTCAACAGTAGCTGGTGACTTATCAGTAGGTGGTACACTTGCTACACAAGGTGGTGGTTTACAAGTTGATGCATTAGGTAATACAACTATTGCAGGAACATTAAATGTAACACAAGCAACTTCACTAAATGGCAATGTCAATTTAGGTAATGCCGCAGCAGATGCTATTAGTGTTAACGGTGTAGTTGATACTAACATTGTTCCAACAGGAACAAGAAACCTTGGTAGTGCTGCAAGTCCATGGAGCACAGTATATGGTACAACATTCTCAGGTACTGCAACTACTGCAAAATACGCTGACTTAGCAGAAAACTACTTAGGTGATGCACCATACGATCCAGGTACAGTAGTTGTACTAGGTGGCGAAGCTGAAGTTACACTAACAAGTGCAAAAGGCGATCGTCGAGTAGCAGGAATTGTTTCAACAGAACCTGCACACTTGATGAATAGTGCGTTAGAAGGTGAACATGTTATTGCAGTAGCACTAACAGGTCGCGTTCCATGTAAAGTACTAGGTAGAGTAAACAAAGGTGACATACTTGTTACTAGTGCAATTCCAGGTTATGCATGTGTAGATAACAACCCTGCATACGGAACTATTATTGGTAAAGCAGTTGAAGCTAAAACTGATGATAGCAAAGGAATTATTGAAGTATTAGTTGGTAAGTAAGAAACACGATAAATATATAAAACAGGAACATAGATAATGGCAAACAGATTTCCACTAGTATTTGACGCAGCTGGCGACAAGCAAATTAAAGAACTACCAACAGGTGATAATTTAAACTTGTTAGGAAGTAGTATTGTTGACGTTGTTAATGTTAACGCATCCGGAACAATAGTTGCAGATACACTAACAGTTAATAACATAAACGCTAGTGGAGGATCTATTGCAGCGGTTGCAATTAGTAATGACTATAACGACTTAGATAATAAGCCCATTTTGTTTAGTGGAGATTATAATGATCTAACTAACAAGCCATCGAACATATCAAGTGATTGGGCAGATATTACTAATAAACCTATTATTCCTACTAGACTAAGTCAGCTAGTAAACGACACTGACTTTGCTAGTGAAAACGATTTTGTTGTAAATGTATCAAATATTGCAGGTTTAGCAGATGTTGCAACTAGTGCTTCATTTACTGACTTAGTTGATGTTCCAGATTTTGTAACACAAGCAGAAATTGTAGACGGCACACTTACTATTGATGTAAACAATACAGGTGATTTAAACGGACGCTTGATTGCAGATGATGGCGATCGTGTTGTATATGATAATGTAACTGATAGATTTAATAGTCCTAAGATTGATGGCGAAATACAGTGGCTCGGACAAGGCAACGATGCTCTTACAAAAATCTTCGCAGAAGACAGTCGCGTAATAATAAACAGTGCATCAACTAGAAGTTTAATGTTGCAAAATTATCAACAGTATTCCGGAGAATTTCAAAACAGAGGCA